GAATAATGCTGGCATTTACAATCAACTCAAAGATAAGTTTGGTGAAGCAGTTGAGATGATGCCTGAAGATACTGATTGGATGAGCATCGATTATCCAAAATAATTTGGTTTTTCCCTTGACTTTTTCATCAAAATGCATTATATTAGTAGTGTACTAATGAGAAAAGAGATATATTATGAATGAGCAAATGAACAAAGCGATTGAAACTCTTGTTGAAATGATTAGAATTGACTACGAAAACTTCGCTACCCGTGATGGTCAGAAAGAGTTGAGTGGTTACATGAAAGAGCAACTTGAAAAGTTTGATGACTTGATTGAAATCAATGTCGGTCAGAAGTACATCAAGGTTGTCAGAGACAACAGCGTTTGGGGTTTCATTGTCAACACTGAAAACGACAAGAAGTTTCAGTATGGTGACATTCTCAAAGCCGCTGGTTATAATGCACCCGCACGAAACAAAGCACGAGGCAATGTCTTCAACGGATACGAAATTCGTTGGACTGGTCCTCTCTATCTTTAAGGAGAACCCTATGGGTGATTACATTGCAATACGACTGGCGCAAGTTTTTATTGTGACAGTCTTTGTTCTTGGGATGACAAGTATGGTCATTGAAATTTTTGAAGGGAGATTACCTCTATGATTGTTAAGCAAATTGAATATCATCAAATGACCTCAACACTCACTTATGATATCGATGATGATTTGATTATTGATGAATTTGGTTCATTTGAACAGTTCGAAGCAGAGATGGCTGAAGAGACTGATGGCTTCTATGAGTTTATCAATTCTGGTTTTGACTATGACCGTGAAGACGATATCTGGACTGACCGCAAAGGCGGTTATGATGTTGAATATCAAATTGAATATGATGGAGAAGATGACTAATGGCAAATCATGTAATTACTCGCTTGTGGATTGCTGAAGGTAATGAATCCGCTCACCAAGCAATGGCATCTATCAACCAAACTCACTTAGACATTAAAGAAAAGTGGGACCATCAAGTTCCTGCGTTTGCAATGTGGGAAGATACGACTACACTTTACGAAGAAGAAAAGTGGTCTGAACTCATGGATGAGATTGGTACCAAGTGGTGCTATGTTTTTGATTGGGATGAAGAAGATAGTATCTCATTTGAAAGTGCATGGGGGACGCCTTCAGAATTGTTACAGCGCATTGCAAAACAAATTAATGAAGCAGACCCAAATGCAATTCTTGCTTACATCTCAGATGATGAGGGTCCAAATTGGTTCTCTTCTGGTGTCTATGCTGATGGCGAACTTTATGATGAAGAAGTAATTGATAGTGATGAGTATGCTGAACATGACATCAAACTTTGGTGGGATGAAGACGAAGAGGGTTGCGAAGAACCCGATGACTTTGAACCAACATGGGATTTAGTATCAGAGTTGCAGGATTCTAATGTCGATGCGATGGTCGAAGCAGTCTTGTGGCACCGTTCTGAAGAAGATTAAATCAAATTAATTTAAACTTTTTTGGAATCCCCTTGTAATTCAACAGGTTACGAGGGGATTTTTTTTGGTAAAAGCCTTGACAATCTCCCCATTACCAGACATAATATACTTGTAAATGAGAGAGGACTGAAGATGATTACATTGATTAAGTTTGTGTTTGGTACAATGGCTGCCGCTGGTGCTTTGATTATTCTAGGTACTGCTGGTGCAGATTGTGACGGAAAGTGTATGGAAAATGCCTTGACAATTGCTCAGATATTAGAGTATACTTTCTATGGGTTTGCATTGATTGCTTTCGGTGCTTGGGGTTTGATAAAACTTCCTGAATAAACCCTTGACATTCTCATATGAATGTCGTATATTAGTAATGTGAAAAAAAGAGAGAGATTATATTATGAAAGTTGCAGTTATCCATTCCGCTTTTGAAGATACGCCACGCACTGTTGCGTTTGTTGAAGTCGGTAACGTTGATGTACTCGGTGTAGAACAAGCACTTGAGTATGCTTATCAGAAAACAAACAACATTGCAGGTTCATGGAGCCGCGGCGCTACGATTGAATACGATGGTCAGATTGTTGATAATCCTGACTACTGTAAAGATGTAACAGTCGTGGCGGCGTTGCCTATTTCGGAACGTACAGGCGAGACTATGGGTCTACGTTCTACCTCAATGGGCGACCAAATGTTGCTCGGTAATAAAAAATACAAAGTCGCATTCGCCGGCTTCGAAGAGATTAAATGAGCATAAAACGAATTGAATACATAAAATGGTTCGGCACTTTGATGTTTCTTAGTGCCGCACTTCTTCTTTCATCGAACATAGAGATATCACCATATGGTTTCTTTTTGTTCATAACAGGACACATTGCCCTTGCATATCTATTCATTAGAGTTGGTGACAAACCTTTGTTTGTTCAAAACTTCTTCTTTATATTTGTAGATGCATGGGGTATTTACAGATGGTTTATGGCGTGACGATATGAATGTATTTTACTTAGACCCGATTCCGGGCGAATGTGCTATGATGCACAACGACAAACATGTGAACAAAATGATTATTGAGTATGCACAAATACTCTCTACAAATCATCGTATCCTTGATGGTCGAAAAGTTATTGAGCAACGTACAAACGAAAAGACAGGTCGCAAGTATAACGTTACTACCTATCGACTTGATGATGAGCGAGATGATATTCTTTATAAAGCATGTCACTTCAATCATCCATCAACTGTATGGGCGAGACAAAATAGCGCAAACTACAAATGGTTATATCAACTTTGGTACGCATTAGCACAAGAGTACCGTTATAGATATAATAGAGTGCATTTGACTTACGAAAAACTTTATCGTCATTTGCCTCGCTTACCCGATAACATTGCAGAAGGTGACTTCTATGAACCTACTCCTGCAATGGGTAAGTTTCCCGAATGCATCGTTGAAGGTGATAGTTTGCAGTCATATAGAAATTACTACATGGTTGCTAAACGTTCTTTCAATGTATGGACACAGCGTCCCACACCAGCGTGGTATGTCTAATAAATAAAAGTATATAATATTAAACCTAAGGTGAACTATGCCGAACTATCAATTTAAGAACAATGAGACTGGTGAAGAATTTGAAGAACTTATGTCATGGAATGAAAAGGTCAAGTTCTTAGAAGAAAATCCTCACATTACTTCTATAATTACTGCACCTCAGATTATTTCTGGGACAGGTAACTTCAATTCAAAAGTGCCAGACTGGCATAAAGACAATATGAAGGAGATGAAGAAATTACACCCTAAAGGTAATTTTGGAAGTATCGATTAACTAACATAACAGAAGGTGTAACAAATATATGCCCAGAAGAAAAAACAGAGAAGAGGGTTCACCGAAATCCTCTGGTAGAGTTGGTGGCTTTGGTCTACTTCCAGTTCGTCCATTAACTACTACTCAAGCAGATGTTTTTGAAGCGTTCGAAGATGATGATTTAAACTTAATGCTACATGGCGTAGCAGGTACAGGTAAGACATTCGTAGCAGTCTATCTAGCACTGAAAGATATTTTATCTGGTGTACAGAAAAGAAAGAAAGTCATTATTGTTCGTTCAGTAGTACCAACAAGAGACATGGGCTTCTTGCCCGGAAACGCAAAAGAAAAAGCAAGAGCATATGAAGCACCATATTATTCAATCTGCAATGACCTCTTCGGTAGAGGCGATGCATACGAAACACTAAAATCAAAAAACATTATTGAGTTTATTACCTCATCCTTCATTAGAGGTATCACACTAGACGATTGTATTGTGATTGTTGACGAAGCACAGAACATGTCAGCGATGGAACTACATTCTATTATGACCCGTATCGGTCGTAACGCAAAGATTGTTTTCTGTGGAGATACAAGACAAGATGACTTGACTAGTGAACGTAAGAAAGAAGAAAGTGGTCTTACTCAGTTTATGCGTATTCTAAGAAACATGAATGCATTTGAATTTATTGAGTTTGTCGAAGACGATATTGTACGAAGTGACCTTGTGAAAGAATATATCATCACTCGGAACCGACTAGGGTTAGATTGGGCTTCCTGATTTTTCCCTTGACATTGTGAAATAAATATGTTATATTTGTAAGAAATAAATCGGAGTTATTATGTTTAATCATGTCGGGTTGCCAGACAACCTCCCAAATTTGAAATCAGTTAGTCACCAGAAGAAGCGTTATTACTTAGCGCCTTCTGGTCAAATCTTCCCATCAATGACTACGGTCCTTGGTGATTTGAAGAAAGACGTTATTATGAAATGGCGTCAACGTGTGGGCGAAGAAGAAGCGAATAGAATTTCTACTCAAGCCGCACGGCGTGGTACATCTGTTCACCACATGTGCGAAGACTATATCAATAATCTTCCATATCTGAATAGACGTTTGCCACATGAGATTGAATTGTTCAATAGTATCAAGCCAATCTTAGATGAAAGAATTGATAATGTTCACTGTCAAGAACTTGCATTATGGTCAGAGCATTTAGGTGTTGCTGGTCGTGTAGACTGCATCGCAGAATTTGATGGTAAACTATCTATCATTGACTTTAAGACTTCTAGCAAACCTAAGCGAGAAGAATGGATTGATAACTACTTTATGCAGATGGCTGGTTATGCAATCATGTTTGAGGAGAGAACAGGTATTCCTGTTTCTCAAGTAGTAAACGTAATTGCAGTAGAGCAAGGCGGTGAACCTCAAGTGTTTATTCAAAAGAGAGACACATGGGCAAAACCCCTTATCGAAGCAATCAAAGCATATAAGGAAAAGAATAACCATGAGCAAGTTACTGAAAGCATTCGTCATAAGTTTGATGACGTTGTTCCTGGGTATATCGCAGTCTAATGCACAAGAAGCGTTAGCATTTACTTCTATGAGTTTATGCAACAAACAAGAAGTTTTAGATGAAAGACTTTTATCAGAATTTCAAGAATTTCCTATGGCAGAAGGTCAGGCGATTATTTTTTCTCAAGGACTGCAACAATATGCACCTGGACTATTGACATTATATGTAAGTCCTGATACACTAGACTTTACAGTTGTTATGAAATTCGATGATGGCATTTCTTGCGTTCTTGTCACAGGCAAAAATTTTAGACCTGTAGCAAAAGGTGATGCAACATAATTGTTTCTCATATTGAAACGATTGTTTTGAACTTGGTACGACTCCCTCTTGTTCCTTTATGGTGTGTTTCTGATGGGGGCGAATTAGGAATCGACAGACGGAAGATAGAACGTGGAGAACCCGGTAGGCGAGACCGTAAATCAGCAAACTAAACTAAACGCAAACGATAACTTTGCACCTTCAGAATACGCCCTAGCGGCATAATCTGACGGGCTGGCGACTTGCCTTGGAACAGAAAAGTCGTATATATGGGAGTAGTGTAATGGTAGCATGACAGTCTCCAAAACTGTTGGTCGGGGTTCAAATCCCTGCTCCTATGCCATATAAGTAATACGGGTGATGCCGTAATACATCCATGCAGACCAACGGTTAGTCTGTTCCATTTGACACACACATACACAGGAGAACTATTATGTCAAATAAAAACCCATTCGAAATTCGTTTCGATACCCTAGCAATGGCAAAAGAAATGCTTGACCGTGAATATGAAACAAACATGACACGTTTCTATGAAGCAATGGAGCAAGCAAGGTCAACCAACAAAGATGTTACTGAGTTGTTTGATAAGTACATCCCTAAGATGTACACTCCTCAGGCAATCGCCGAGCAGGCTGAAGAACTTTATAAGTTCATCACCAAGAAGGACTAATTGCCTTATAAATAATTTGCGGCTGATGTAATATATTAACAAGTAATTTTTTACAGTCGCAATTCCCACCTCAGGCTGGTCCGATATTCTAGGGTAAGAGCAATTACAGCCGCCAGCCTTCTTTTTCAATGTGTCTTCTAATACCTATTGCTATATCAGCACGATATGGTTCGATAGACACACTATTGTTTTGATTCCCACCAAGTATCATAAAGTATAGAACACCATTTATTTCTCTATGTTCTATAAACAACCCAACGTGACCTTGCCACCCTTGATTGCCTCTAGGGAATACAACAACGTCACCTGGTAATGGGTAATCTACTTCTATTCCCCAATCTAAGTAACCTCTAGCAGTCAAGGGATATTCGTGTTCTATTGTGTTCAGACTAGGTATGCCAGAACTCTCATGTACAGCATTTAGAAATGCCGCACACCATTCTGTGCGTACTGGGTCAACACCAACAAACGCTTTAATCTCTTGTCTGTCATTTGTTTCATTTAAATTGATATACTCTACTGCTTTCATAATAGCATCGCCATTATGAATTGGTAATATGTTATCGGATGACTGTGAACATCCCGCCTGCCCTAAAACAGCAAGCGGGAATAGTAATGCACTAATTCGCAAGAGGGTTATCCAATGCTCTCTGAAGTTTATTTGTAAGTCTATCTTCTAAGTCTTTAAGTTCAGTTGCAGTATTTGTTTGCAGTCTATCTTTCGCTTGGTCATAATCATTCTGCAATGCATCACGTTTATTCTCAAAACGTTCTTCTGCATTCTGTATCATTTGACGCACATCATTTTCAAGTTCATTCATGTTATCTTCTGTACGGTCAACCTGCTTTTCAATACCTAGAATATCGTCACGCAAACCTGACTTGATATCTCTTGTGTATTCGATTGCTTCTTCAATGCGAACCATTTGTTCGTCCATGCGCTGAAGTAGAAGATTGTTTTGATTTTCGATTTCTGTGGTATCAATGTTCTGAACAATTTCTTTCATGTCCATGTAGTCTTTGTAGAATTCAAAGCCTGCCCACAATCCACCACCGAGTGTCGAAAGTGCGGTTAGAACAATCATCATTTTACCACCGCGGAATGTCATTCCCGCAAATTCGAACTCAGCCATTTTAGTCCTCCGATTTCCAGATAGTCCATGCGCCATAGAAAATTGCGGCGTATGCGATTAAGTCTACTGGCACCAAAATCATAGCGATACCAGTTGCGATAAGAACAGCACCATCAAGTGTTGTTCTTTCTGTCATTCTTTTCATTAACCAGTTCATCATTTTTTCTCCTCTAATTTTTTAATTCGTTCTTCTAGTTCATCAATCTTTGATGTTATCTTAGGGTAGTTTCTACGCCATGCGTTTGGGTCATTCTGTAACCAGGTCCAACCCCAACGGATTGCAAGATATTCTAAGAAATTGTCAAACTTTCCTACTGCCCAAGTTGCCATTCTTGTGTCTTTGAACCAGAACAAGAATGCCGCACCGAACAAAGAACCTGCGATACCTGTGTAAATCCACAGTCTATCACTTGCCATATTTTGTATCATTTCCCACATTGACAATCACCTCCGCAGTTGTTATCACTGTTACATGCAGTGTATCTGACATAATATTCCATGCCATGGTCATAGAACCCATCAAAGAATTGGAACTTCTTTAGGGCTGCCCATCTGCCTCTGAGTTTATCTTTGAAGCGTTGCCAATAGGTAAGGGTTCTAATTCTTCCGTAATAATTAATGTATCTTGCGGGAGTGTGATGACGGTATCCGAGCATTCCAAAGGGAACTGTCGGTACAGCATCATTGTTATTAACATGCCTATAATGAGTGATATTACAATTCTCAACAAATTTTTTACTCCCTACTCTTGGTGAACCGTATGTGTACAGACACTTTACGTCTTTTTGTATTCTACTTGCACATATAGTTCCCATTGCTCCACCTAACGAATGTCCTGTTATGTAGAGCGGTTTCGATTTTGGTTTCTTTTCAATTAGTGGTAATAGTTTGTCCCAAACTTTATCAACTTCAGTTTGAAATCCGTTATGCACAAACCCACCAACTTGACCTCTGTCTGGAATAGCATTCAGGTCTGCAACTAAATCACTTTTCTGTTTTGGTTCAGTGCCTCTGAATGCTATTACCATTTCATCTTTATTTGACACCACATAGCACTGTGCGCCACGGACATCAATGTATTTAACACTAGTAAATCCTAGCGACTTAAACTTGACAGTGCCTTCTGCTTCTTGCAAATAGGCTGCCTCTGCCATGACAGCCATGCGGTGACAATTTTCTATCATAGATACCTCTTTTATTTTTTCTTCAATGCGTCTGCGCCAAAGAATGCTGATACCAATACTGCGATAGAAGCGAAGTATGTTGGTGCAATGTCAGCGATTAGTTCAGCGGCTTTTTCTAAACCTAGAAGTGCAGTTAGCACAATACCCAAAGGATATACAAGCAACCCGATAAGGGAGAACCAAGCCATTTTACGAATAGCGTCTCTCTGTGCATCTTGGTCTTCTAGTTGTTTACGTTTAAATTCTAGGTGCATGTCCATCTCTTCTTTAGAGATGTGACCATCACCGTTTACGTCTGCACCCGATAGTGCTTCTTTGTCGATTGTCATATCTTTATTTTCGTTAGTCATTATTAACTCCTTTCTCATTATTATAGTAGTTATCAATATCTATATTTTCAGAATTATATTGCATATCAACCATCTGATTATGTAAAATCTGTTGTGCTAATCCGTTTCTTAATCCTCTTTGATTTTCTGGAATAGTTGTTGGGTAGATTTCTCTCACAGAATAAAACTCTGTTTGTTCAATCTCTACGCCTCTGTAAGCATCAAACTCTTCATTAGTATTCATCTCTGCAACTACTTCTGCTTGACTTACATCGCCTTCTGACAGTGCATCACTCTCTTCATAACTTTCTTCTGTAACTTTTTGAACAAACTTTTCATCTGCTTCACCCATGTCTATTGACTGTGAAGTTAGCGGCTGATTGATATTTCTAATCCTATCTCTTAACATAGTTTTAGCAAAACTTTCATGTCTTGTGTTTTGCTCTTCTGCATATGCAGTGACTTGTGTGTTGTCTGCAATCAACTCTGGTCCACCAAAGATTGAATTCAAATCTTTACTTGGGTCACCACCAGTGACAACGGGATTCTGAGATGGTTCTGGTGTTGCTAGTGTTACTTGATAAACAGCACCATCAATCTCTGCAAGCATAGTGTAACTTCCGTCTGGCTGTACACCAAAGTCACTCGCACTCATACTATCTGGTATACCTGCGTTTGGTAATGAAGAAGCAGAAGAGATTTCGATAGAGGATTCTGTACTTGAATAAGAACCATCGTCATTGCTAGTAGTGCCATCACTGCTTCCAGTCATTGCTGAAGAAGATTGTGATATAGAATTAGAAACTACGTCTGGTAGAGGTGACGAAGATGTGGTGTCGGTTGCAGAAGTCTCACCAAGCCCAGTTGGGTCACCTACTCCATTTGTTGTCTCGTTACCGAGAATACCTAAAGACGATAGTGTGTTAAGAACTTCTCTTGGTGACATGCTTTCTAAATCTAAAGAGTTTGCTTTCTCTAAGGATTCTTGTTGTGGGTCTTCTACTACTGCTACTTCTTGCTGTTGTGTTTCTTCAATAGTTTCTAATACTGTTTGCTGAGTTGCTTCTTGTTGAATTAAATCTTCAACGACACCCATGCTTTGTTCTGTGTTTGTATCTTCTACAATTGTCACTTCTTCTACTGGTTCTGAAATACTAGAATTAACAACACTCTCTACATTAACTTCACCTGTGTTTGATACACCAATATCAGTTGAGGTGTCTACACTGTCACTACCATCGTTATTCGATGTATCTTGTTGTACAATGTTAGCAAGTGCATATGCTTCTTGGTAACCCGGACATGTTGGGTCATACAATGCATCTGTGGTACACATCATTTCTGTATATGCTTTTTCATAACCAGGGCAGTTTGTATCCGATAGTGGGTCTGATATACAAGCATCAACAGAATATAAAAGTTGAATATTGTAATTTTTAAATTCAGGTCCGTACCAACCTGCCCAAAACCCAGCATCTTTTCCATAGACTTCTAACTGCACCGAATTTAAATCATCTGCAAGATAATTTCCATTGAACCACTCTACACCAGAAAAATATGTCCAGTCGTCAATGTGATAACTATAATCAAATGTGCGTTGGTCTACGATTTGGTTATTGTTATCGTAGACAGAAACAGTTACTCTAAGTGGGTCTTGCCCTCTAGCACCATTAGTGCTTTCATAGTCAACATCGGCATTTTTGATTTCCCACGAATACTGATATCCTTCTAAAGATATTCCTGTATTTGCTTCTAAGACATTTTGTATAGCAATATTTTGAGATAAAGTTGAACCTACATACCCGAAGCGAATAGCACCCGATTGTTCACCCGTATCAAACGAAGGTGACCGACCACCTGAAGTTCCACCCCAACATCCGCTATCGTAGCACGTTGTTAGAGTACCGTTCCAGTCACTCTGATTATTACCCAGAATGTTCTCAGTCCGTTCAATGCGGTCTGTTTCACCCGCTACTGCTACTGTATTGTCTTGTGCGTTTGCTTGCTGACTAAAGAAGAAGCAACAAGAGACCAAGAGCGCCAACGCCGCCAAAGAACCCTTTGATAGTATCATTACGTCTACCTTCCTCTTCTATAGCAATAGGATTTTTCTCTGGGTTTTCTTCCCAAAGAATTCTTGCTTCTGCACCGATTGCACCTTCATATGGACAAGGGGTGCCCGCCATCTGCATTGCTTCGAAGACACGTTTATCTTGACAGAGGGTAGAGACTGCCGCTACCTTCATACCCATATCGTATAAGGTCTTTGAAAGTTTCAGTCTTTCACAGTTCATATCTCTGTATGTAGAACCTGCCGCCAAACCTAAAATCTGAGTTTGAACAGCACCACTAACTCCAACTGCACACAAGTCACTATTTGATGTATTGACACTAGGGGCAATAGCAGTTGGAGGTGGTGACTTAATCTCCTGAGTAATTTTACTTTCGTTGTAATTTCTATTATTGTTGTTATTAGTGTTTGTGTTATTGCTGGTGGTATTATTTGTATTGGTGTTATTATTTGTGTTTGTATTAGTATTGTTGCTTGTTATGTTTGAGGTGTTATTGTTGTTATTAGTGTTTGTGTTATTACTAGTCACATTTTGATTAATATTTGATGTTTCATTAATCGTTGTGTTGTTAGTATTAATGTTAGTATTCGTGTTATTGCTTGTACTATCAATTGTACTTGTGCTAGTATTAATATTTGTATTGGTATTATTAGTACCACCAGACAGAATATTATTATTAGTATTCACATTTGTACTTGTGCTATCAATTGTACTTGTGCTAGTATTAATATTTGTATTGGTATTATTAGTACCACCAGACAGTATGTTGTTGTTTGTATTTGTACTGGTACTCGTATTAGTATTGTTAGTTGTACTATTCAACGTAGTTGTATTGTTGTTTGTGTTTACGTTGGTGTTTAAATTCGTATTCGTACTGGTCACATCTGAAGTAGATGTGTTAGTATTGTTTGTGGTGCTATTGACTGTGGTTGTGTTTGTATTGGTATTATCAGTAACAATAGTTTCCTGAGCATACGTCTGCCCAGCAACAAACGTCACTGCAAAACACAATGGGAGTAATCTTTTCAGCATTGTCCTATCCTATGTTTTCGTCAGCAAATTCTGACTACCTAAACTCGAAATGGCATAACGGGTTCAATGTAACTATTTATACGAAAGTGCCACTTGATTACCAAAATAATTCAAATATCCCTTGACAAACCGTAAAGAATGTTGTATATTAGCAGAGTAATATAAATTATGAGAGCAGTATGAAAAAAATTACAGCACTAGCAATGATTGCTATGTTCGCCGCAGGTTCTATGCTTGCACAAGGTCAAACAGAATCCTATGCACAACCTCTACCAGCAAAAGTTGATTTGAAACCCGAAGAGTTGAAGTGTCTCGCACTAAATATCTATTTCGAAGCAGGCATTGAATCCAATGCAGGCAAGATGGCTGTTGCGAATGTAGTTTTCAATCGTGTAGATAGTGAGAAGTTTCCCGATAACATCTGTGACGTAGTACAGCAAGGACCAACAAAAGCATCATGGAAAGACCCTAACGTTCAGGTACCTGTGCGTAATAAGTGTCAGTTCTCTTGGTGGTGCGATGGTAAAGCAGATATCCCATATGAAGGTGAAGCGTGGGAAAAATCTAAAGCAATGGCAACTACACTGTTGACAATGCGAGAAAAGGGTGAATTAACCCTTGACATTACTGACGGAGCCCTGTATTATCATGCAGATTATGTAACGCCTTTCTGGGCAAAGTCTTTTGTAAAGACTGCAAAAATTGATACACACATTTTTTATCGCTAGGAGAAAACATGACAGAAGTTAGACTTATTTCATATTCGCAAGTGCCAGAAGGCGACTTCATTGGGCTTGATGATATGCAAGAACTTATTGCATATTGTGCAAGAGTTTCAAATCCATCTAATCAGATGAACAGCGAAACTTCTGCAAAGTTAATTAAGTATCTCATTAAACATGCACACTGGTCACCGCTAGAAATGGTGTCAGCATGTTTAGAGATTGATACAACCCGTGACATTGCACACCAGATTGTACGTCACCGTTCTTTTTCTTTCCAAGAGTTTTCACAGCGTTACGCAGACCCTGCCAGTATGGGCGACCAGTTTGTAACCCGTGAAGCACGTTTGCAAGATTTGAAGAATAGACAAAACTCTGTTGAGACTGAGAATGTAGAGTTACATCATGCTTGGTTAGAAAAGCAACAGGCAGTTATTGACACCGCAAAAGAAGCATATGAGTGGGCGATTGATAACGGTATTGCAAAAGAACAAGCACGTTGCGTTTTGCCAGAAGGTAATACAAAGACACGATTGTATATGAATGGTACATTGCGTTCATGGGTTCATTACATTGAACTTCGTGGTGCGAATGGTACTCAAAAAGAACACATGCAAATTGCTCATGCATGTGCTAAAGTAATCGCAGAAATCTTCCCACTGATGGAGGAGATAGATGTTTCCAATTGAAATTGAACTGAAAATGAAAAAAGAGGAATTTAATGTAAGACTTCATAAATATGTTACGAACTATCAGATGGAATATATCGAAGCAGTTATCAAACTCTGCGAAGAGATTGAAATCGATATTGAAGATGTAGGTCAACTTATTGATGAAAGAACAAAGGTCATACTAGAAGACGAATTTCGTAGTATGCGTATGTTACCTAAGATTAACCAATTACCTTTATGAGGAATTCCATGACTGGATATGAAGCATACTGTCAGTATCTTGCGTTGAAAAACCATTTTACCCTTGACAATTATGATTATATCAAGTATAATGGTAGGGTATCAGCGAGTGAGAAATCATTTCTCAATCGTAAAGATAAATTTTTCTTTACGAAACTCGGTAAGAAGTTTGATGGTGATGAGTTGAAGTATTTTTTAGTCGCAAACTTTTTACATGATACCAAGTTATGGGTAGGCAGTCTGTTTGATGAACATTATATGCAGACGTACTCGAAATGGCAAAAAAAGATGCAGTCTCTATCCTATGTTATAAAGACTGACTTGCTTACCATAACTAACTTCATGGATGAGAACAATTTATCTTTTGATGATTTGTTCAAAGTCCGTGAGAACGAACACCCTATTCTATTGCAATTGTATGTAGAAGGTGACATTGAAATCGAAACATTGATTGCAATGGATAGGGTGCTTCATTTCTTAAAACGTTGGAATAAGAATGTTGATGATGATATCCTCTATCCTGAAATTTCTAAACGTATTGAGAAATACAAAGGTTTTGTCAATGTTGACGTTGACAAAGTGAAGACACAAATGAAAGAAATTTTTATTTAATTTCCCTTGACATTTGTAAAAAAATGTTGTATATTTGTGTCCGTATAAATAATATCATACATTATGAATTTTGTGGATACGATTATACAAAGCAATACAGCAATACTAACTTAAAAACGGAGAAACAAACATGTCTTTTGCATCCCTTAAAAAGTCTTCTGGTAACTTCAAGCAACTCGCTGAAGCACTTGAGAAGCAAGCATCCCCTCAATCATCTAAAACTGAAGACCGCTTCTGGAAGCCTGAAGTAGATAAAGCAGGCAACGGTTACGCAGTCATTCGTTTTCTACCAGCACCAGAAGGTGAAGACCTTCCATGGGTTCGTGTTTTCGACCACGGGTTCCAAGGTCCGGGTGGCTGGTACATTGAGAATTCTCTTACAACAATTGGTAAGCAAGACCCAGTGTCAGAGTACAATTCTAAACTCTGGAATTCTGGTGTAGAAGCGAACAAAGAAGTTGCTCGTAAGCAGAAACGCCGTCTCAAATACATCGCTAATATCGTTGTTGTCAGTGACCCTAAGAATCCTGAGAATGAAGGTAAAGTGTTCTTGTATCAGTTCGGTAAGAAAATCTTTGATAAGATTACTGAAGCGATGAACCCTGCGTTTGAAGATGAGACACCGCTTAACCCATTTGATTTCTGGGAAGGCGCAAACTTCAAACTTAAAATTCGTCAAGTCGAAGGTTATCGTAACTATGACAAGTCAGAGTTCGATAGTCAGACCGCTCTACTCGGTGGTGCTGATGATGAACTTGAAGCACTTTGGAAAACACAATATTCTTTGCAAGAGTTTGTGAAGCCTGAGAACTTCAAGTCATATGACGAATTGAAAGCACGCCTAGACAAAGTTCTTGGTATTTCAACTGCCGCTGGAGTGAATGCAACACAGGACGAACCTGAAGTGCAAGATTTCAAACCAGCATTTAAGTCTGAACCTCAGACGACTGCCGCTACTTCAGCCCCTACCGCAGAAGATGTTTCGGTCGCTAGTGATGATGACGATACATTGTCTTACTTTGCTCAACTTGCAGAAGAAGACTAATATCTTAAAGTAGTTGAATAGGGAAAGGGGACTTAACGGTCCCCTTTTTTGTTTTATGAGTTAGCGCCGCCCCACAGCCAACCCCATCCGCCGACACCAGCGCCAGTAGGTTGATTTCTTCTTGGGTTGCCCATTGGTACAGATGCTACTGTATTATTATTTGCGATTGTTGTTGAAGTAGGCGCATTAACAGCAACAGTTCCACTACCACCAGAACCTGACTGTGCTAAGTCATTTGTCAGATTTGATTCCTCATTTAAAGCAAGTCCACTCACTGGGTCTTGTGCCGCTGGTGTAACATCTACTGCCGCTAATTGACCACTTTCGATTTGCTCTAAGAAACCGCCAGCATAACCAGAACGTGTCTGTAAGTTCTGCATACGCATATTTCTTGCATTGCCAGGTCTCATATCGCTAGGTTTAACACCGTATACACGACCATAGACTTCTTCCATATCTTGTAGACCACTAGTGCTTCCAGACTGTGCCATGAATTCAGCGGCAGCCAGTGCCGCTACTTCTGGGTCATTCATTGCGTCAGGATTATTAACTAAGTCTACACCGATTGCATTACCAATGCGTTCATAGTTATCTTTACCTGTCAATTGAATGAAGCCACGACCACGATAATCATATCCTTGACCGTCGTTACCCATGCTGTCGCCATATACATGGTCATAGAATGCTCTATCATCTTGCTTGAGTTCAGTCAATTCATCATCTGACAAGTCTGCAACTCTTCTGCCCATTGCCGCTCTAATACGTTCATTAGATGTGTTTCTGTA